AAATCCGTATCTAGTCCTGGTCCAGATCGATCCAAAGTTTCTGCACAACAAGAACGTAGTCATCAAGAAGCAATCAGTAGAGCAAGAGATAGTCAACAGTATGATTACACTGTACCAAAACAAATTGTAAAAGACATTGCAATCAATACAGGAAAAAATCTTGCAGGACAAAAAATTGCATCTGCCTTAGGAATAGGTGCAGCTCCTATTCAAATATTGATGGCATTAAAAGGTTTATACAATCAAACTCAAAACCCAGTTTATAGTGAAGAAGATTTAACTTATGGAGTTCCTTATCAAACAGGCGGTCGTGTTGGATTAGCAGGGGGTATGACTCGTAGAGCATTTTTAAAATTAATGGGTGGAGCTGCTGCAACAATTGGTGCTGCTAAAAGTGGAATAATAAGTGCTGGTAAAAAGGGAGCTACTAAAAAAGTTGTTAAAGAAGTTATTAAAACTCCTCCTGTAAATGGTAAACCAGAATGGTTTGATGCATTAGTGAATAAAGTTATTTTAGAAGGAGATGATGTTACTAAAAAACTTGCAACTAAAGATAGAGAAATTGTTCATACTAAAAAAATAAATGATCAAGAATCGGTTACCGTAACTCAAGATTTAGATGATGGAGCTATAAGAGTAGAATATGATTCACCAGATAACATGGGTCAAGAACCAGTAATGATGCAATTTAAACCGGGAATGGCTGATGAAACAACTGGTGGAAAAAAACCAGCAGACAGATTTGATGTTGTAGAAACAGAACCACAATATGTTGGTGCACCTGAAGATGCGGATATAGAATTTATAGGTGAAAGTGGAGGACCTGGTATTGATTTTATTGCATCTGATGTAACTAACTTAAAAACATTTGCAACAGGTAAAGGTCCTACCATGAAAGAAATTGTAAAATCTAAAAAAAGAAAAGATCTTGTTAGAAAAGTTAATGACGATAACTACGAAGCAGCTGAATATCTTGGTGGTAAATATGGTGATGGTCCTGAACCAGATTTTCCAGATGACTATAGTGGATATGCATCAGGTGGTCTTGCTTACCTGTTAGGAGAATAACGTGTCTATTTTCGATAGAATTGTAGAGTACAGTAATATTTCAAAACCAAGTGAGCGTGTCCCAAAAGAAGATGGAGGCATGTTAGTACAACCTAGTGATGATGGATCAAGACCTGGTTACAAAGGACCAAAACAGCAATTTAAACCTGTAGAAGGGGCTCCTAGTAGAGTTCAATTTGATACAGATAAACAGCTATATAGAAAAATGGTACAAGAGACGGTTGGTGGTGTTAAAAAAAATAAATACATTTATTCTGAACCCGGTGAGTCTTTAGAACAATTCATGGGAAGAAAACCTATACGATCTACTGGAGCAGATGATGCAACAGTACAAGCAAGACAATTTATAGATAACTGGACTAAAAATTGGTTTGATGAAAATTTAAAAAATTATGATGTAAAAAACTTTGATGAAATGTTAAGTAAATTATCCAATGATTGGGAAATAGCATTAGAATCAGAAAATGTTCCGAAAGGATCAGCACGTTTTAAATTAACCACACCAGAATTAAAATTACCTAACATAACCAGTGGAAGAGATGCAACAACTAAAAAAGGTACTATTAAACCTTTTAATTATAACAATGTTACATTTTATTCAAATTTAGAAGGAAACCCAACTGAATTAGGAAAAACTTTAGCACAGTACAAAAAAGTATTTTATAAAAATCAAATAGAAAATAATCCAAAACTAAGAAAAGATCTTAATAAATTTTTTGATTTTATGTCTTCAGATAAAAGAGGTCAGTATAAAAAATTAGATGGTAAAACCATAAAACAATTCATGGATACTGAAGTTAGTGATGATGTTAAATTTTTATTAAATGACAAAGCCTCTGGTTTAGGCAAAGATTCTAAATTTGAAGTATTTAATTCTTACGATGATCTTGCAGATAATTATAATACCTTTACACAAGATAAAGCTAGATTAAAAGCAGTACAAATAGAATCAGAATCTATTAGCAAAGTCGGTGAAAAAACTAAAAATCAATATTTAAAAGTTAAAGAATCAATTAAAAATCAAAATGATGTTTTGGCTAAAATGTCTGTTGAAGATATAGCAAAAAATAAAAAATTATTAAATAGTGTTAGAATGGTAATTAATCCAATCTCAGGAGAAGTTAGTTACACAAATTACACTGTCAATGATCCAAAAGGAAAACCTGCTTTAGATGATATGGAACTAGCTAAAAAAATAAAACAAAAAGCTTTAGATAAAAAATTTTTTGTTACTGAACATATTTCTAAAAGATCATTAGAAAAATTAAATACAGCATTTCCAAATAATATCCAATTGGCTAACTATATGAGTAATGTTCAATTAGAAAACGCTAGAAGATTTTTATTGATACCAGAAAATAGAAACACAGTTGCTGCACAAAATTTAGATAAAGCTTTAGAACAAACAGGTTTAACAATTAGAGGTCCAGAATATGGAGGAATAAAATATGGAAATAAAATAAATATTGAAGTTCCTGCTAGCACAGGAAAATCAAACATTGTTGAAAGTCAATCGATAGGCGGTCAACAATTTGTAAAAACAGAACAAAATATTTTAAAAAATATAACAAGTTATAGTAAACTTCCTGAGTGTAAAGTGGGTAAGGCAGAAGGTGGACGTATTGGTTTTGCTTTAAGTGATACGTGTATTAGAGATGGTTTATTAGAACAAAAAAAATTAGCAGCTTCAGGAAATAAAAAAGCTGCACAGGAATTAGTTGATGTTGCTAAAGTTGCATCAAGAGGTGGTTTATTAAAAAATGTTTTAGGACCAGGTGCCTTGCTTGGTGAAGCAGTATTTGAAGGTGCAATTATAGGTAATAAAGTTTTAGGTGGTAAACCGTTAAATCAAGCATGGGCTGAAAGTTATTTATCATATTTAGATCCAAGAAAATATAGAGGAGAACTAGATCCAATGTTAATGGAAAGAGATCGTATGTTACAAAGTACAGCTGATAAAAATATTTTAAGATCTGGATTTTCAGCACAAGATCAGTTATCTGCTTTTAATAAAGCAATTGAAGAAAGAGATCTTGCAAAATCAAGAGGAAGAATAGATCAATATTTACCTGCTGCAGCAGAAGCAAGAGAGCAAGGTAGATTTGTAGATCAATCTGCAGACATAATATCTAGTGAAGCATTTAAAGATGCAACAAATGTTGCACAAGAATATATACAAGGACGAACCGGTGAAAATATAGCTAAATATAAATTACCTCAAATAGGAAAATATGAAAGTGGTGAGGCTATAGATCTTAGAAAAAGAAGAGAAAAAGAAATGAAAAATTTATATTATCAATATTCTGACAAAGAGCTTATGGATATGTTAGCAAGTTCTGAACCTTTACAAAAAGCTGGAATCAGTCCACAAGAATATCTTAATATGATTGCTGAAACAAAAAGAATTACTCCTGCAGTCACCTCTACACTAACTGGTTTAGAAGCATTAAGATCTTCTATACAAGAACAAGAAGCAATGGAAAACTTAATGGGTGGTGCAGCTAACTTTGCAGGTGGAGGATTAGCTAGTTTAACTAAAACAATACCACCTAAAAGTGGTCCACAATCAGAAGGGTTGCTATCCCTTAAAAACCGTGTTATTAACTCATAGGAGAATTGAATGGCAGACATAGATAAAGGACTCCCTAACACTCGTACTGAAATTGAAGTTCCTTCGGAAGAAGAACTAAAAGAAGTTGATGTTCAAGAGGAGGAAGTAGAAAAAGGACCTGTTGAAGTAACACCAGAAGAAGATGGTGGTGCAACTATTAATTTTGATCCAAGTTCTGTCAATGTACCTGGAACACAAAATCATTTTGACAACCTAGCAGATATTTTACCAGACGAAGTTTTAGAACCTATTGGAAATGAAATGGTTCAAAATTTTATGGACTACAAAATGTCCAGAAAAGATTGGGAACAAACTTATACTAAAGGTTTAGATTTATTAGGATTTAAATACGATGATCGAACAGAACCTTTTCAAGGAGCAAGTGGGGCAACGCATCCTGTACTTGCTGAAGCAGTCACACAATTTCAAGCACAAGCTTATAAAGAATTATTACCAGCAGATGGTCCAGTAAGAACTCAAGTTATTGGAGTTAAAACTCCACAAACTGAACAACAGTCACAACGTGTAAAAGATTACATGAACTATTTGATTATGGATCAGATGAAAGAATATGAATCAGAATTTGATTCTATGTTATTTCATTTACCTCTTTCAGGATCTACATTTAAAAAAGTTTACTATGATACTAACATGGGCAGAGTAGTATCTAAGTTTATACCAGCAGATGAATTAGTTGTCCCGTATACGGCTACCTCATTAGACGATGCGGAGGCAGTAATTCATACTGTGAAGATTTCTGAAAACGAATTAAGAAAACAACAAGTCAACGGTTTTTATTCTGACGTAGAATTAACCGCTCCTAATTCAGATAATAATAATGAGTTAGAAAAAAAAGAACGTGAGCTAGAAGGTACAAGAAAATCTGGAAAACAAGATGACATATATACTTTGTTAGAGTGTCACGTTAATTTAGATTTAGAAGGTTTTGAAGATAAAAATTCTGAAGGAGAAGAAACAGGAATTAAACTTCCTTACATTGTAACTGTAGAAGAAGGTAGCAGAACCGTTCTTTCTATTAGAAGAAATTATGCTCCTGATGATATTAAGAAAAATAAAATACAATACTTTGTTCATTTTAAATTTTTACCAGGATTAGGTTTTTATGGTTTTGGTTTAATTCACATGATTGGTGGATTGAGTAGAACTGCAACACAAGCTTTAAGACAACTATTAGATGCAGGAACATTATCTAATTTACCTGCTGGATTTAAACAAAGAGGAGTTAGAGTTAGAGATGAAGCTTCTCCAATTCAACCTGGTGAATTTAAAGATGTAGATGCACCTGGCGGTTCATTAAGAGATGCTTTCTTTCCATTACCTTACAAAGAACCTTCACAAACACTATTACAATTAATGGGTGTTGTAGTAGGTGCAGGACAAAGATTTGCGGCTATTGCTGATATGCAAGTAGGCGATGGTAATCAAGGCGCTGCTGTTGGTACAACGGTTGCATTACTTGAAAGAGGTTCAAGAGTTATGTCTGCAATACACAAAAGATGTTATGCAGCTATGAAAAATGAATTTAAATTACTAGCTAAAATCGTTGCACAGTATTTACCTCCTGAATATCCTTATGATGTTGTAGGGGGTCAAAGAAATATTAAACAAACTGACTTTGATGATAGAGTGGATGTTGTTCCAGTTGCAGATCCGAATATATTTTCGATGTCACAAAGAATTACTTTAGCACAGACACAGTTGCAGATTGCAACGTCTAATCCACAATTACATAACATGTATCAAATTTATAGAAACATGTATGAAGCAATTGGTGTTAAGGATGTCGATGCAGTATTGCCTCCACCTCCACCACCTTCACCAATAGACCCAAGTATTGAACACATTAATGCTTTAGGTGGTAAACCTTTTCAAGCTTTCCCTGGACAAGATCATCAAGCACACATTACAGCACATTTAAACTTTATGTCGACTAACATGGTTAGAAATAACCCTGCAATTATGGCTTCGATACAGAAAAATATATTAGAACACATCTCAATTATGGCCCAAGAACAAGTTCAACTTGAATTTAGAGAACAATTAATGGAAATGCAGATGATGCAACAGCAAGCAGTTAACAATCCACAGATCCAACAACAACTTCAACAGATGACACAACAAGTAGAAGCAAGAAAAGCGGTGTTGATAGCTGAAATGACTGATGATTTTATGAAAGAAGAGAACAAAATCACTTCTCAATTTGATTCAGACCCACTATTGAAGCTAAAAGCACGTGAAGTTGACCTAAGAGCAATGGAAAATGAACGTAAAAAGGAATATGACAAGGCTCAAGTAGAGTTAAACAGAGCAAAATTGATGCAATCAAGAGAATTAGCTGAAGATAAGATGGATCAAAACGAAGAATTAGCTAAATTAAGAGCTGGAGTGAGCCTTGCAGGCAAAGGAATCAGTCAAGCTAACATAATGATGGAGGATTAACTATGCCGATGACTAAAAAAGGTAAAAAAATTATGAAATCCATGAAAAAAAAGTATGGAGAGAAAAAAGGTGAAAAGATATTCTATGCATCTAAGAATAAAGGTGTTATAAAAGGGGTAGAAAAAGGTAAAAAATCATGATGAACTATAAAAAAGAAAAAACAATTAGCATTCCTGATCAAAATGTAGAAATAGATGTAAGATCTAAGACTACAGCGGAAAGAGCTTCGTTCAACAGAATCCCAACAGGAGACAAAGAACAAGTTCAAGGTCAAAAAAGAATGTTAGCTGAGAAAAAAAGAAAAGCTACCTGGTATTAGTCTTATGTTCCCGTGGAGTATCATTGGCACGGCGTTAAAGACGGGTGCTGAAATCTATAAAAATAAAAAAAAGAGCGAGATCATTATGTCAGAGGCACGAATCGTGCATGCTGAAAAGATGAAACGAGGAGAGATCGAGTACAGTGGACAGATTGCTCAAAATCAAAAAGGCGACTGGAAGGACGAATTTGTACTTTTAGTATTGACATCCCCTCTAGCTATTTTATTTTATTCCGTATTTGCTGAAGACGAAGAGATACAAGCTAAACTAGATTTATATTTTCAAAAGCTTCAGGAAATGCCATGGTGGATAGTTTCATTATGGGTATCTGTCGTTGCAGCGATATATGGAATCAAAGCAACTGACTTAATTAAAACAAATAACGGAGGAAAAAAATAATGGAAAATTTAACACCAGAAGAAAAGAAATCTGAATATATAACCAAAAAGAAAACAAAAAGAAAACCTGGCCCTGCATCTGGATTAGGAAAAAAAGAACCTGAAATTAGATTTGTAGTGGTTGGTGAAGATGGTAAAATGTTAGATAAACCTGAATATATAAAAGAATATTCTAAAGGTGGAAGAGTAAATCTACGTGGAGGCGGAATATGTAAAAAAGGAATGAACAAAAAAGCGAGAGGAGTAAATTCATAATGACAAAACCAATACCAGCAGGTAAAAAAGGAAAAGGCATAAGAATGCTAAAAAAGAAAGCACCAGAAGTTGCAAAACGAATGGGCTACAAAAAAGGAAAGAAGGTAAAATAATGTCTAGATTATACAACGTAATAAAAATGATTATACCAGGTTCTAAACAAAAAACTTATGGCACAGGTGTAATCAAATCTGTAAAACCAAATGTTCTAAAAACAGAAAAAGATAAAATAATATCAGCTCATAAAATTAAAATGGCTAGAATACCCGGTGAAGTTTCTAATAAATTTAAAAAGACAAATGAAATGGTTGATAGCGCTTTAACAAGAACAAGACAGGATTTACAAAAATTAAGAGGAGAAAAAACAACTAAATCTGGTTTTTCAAAAGGGAAGGATATAAAAAATGACTAGTAAGTACCATACAACTAAAGAAGGTAAAAAAGCTAAAAAAGGGCTTTGGTACAATATCCACATGAAAAAAAAACGTGGTGAAAAAATGAGAGCAAAAGGTGCAAAGGGTGCACCTACAGAAAAAGCTATAAGAAGATCACAGGGTAAATAATGGCATCACCAGCATGGCAAAGAAAAGAAGGTAAATCTGCATCGGGTGGGTTGAATAAAAAAGGAGTGGCTTCATATAGAAGAGCTAATCCTGGTTCTAAACTACAAACTGCAGTAACTACTAAACCATCTAAATTAAAGAAAGGTTCTAAAGCTGCCAACAGACGAAAGAGTTTCTGCGCGAGGATGTCCGGGATGAAGAAGAGACTTACTTCTGCAAAAACTGCTAATGATCCAAATTCTAGAATTAATAAATCACTTAGAAAGTGGAATTGCTAATGATTAAAAATTTTAAAGACATAGTTATATTATTAATTACAACAGGTGTTCTAATTTTATTAGGTATCATTATTATTGGAGACTATTGGGT